TTAGCTCCTGTTGCTCTACGTGCTTGCTGTGCTTCCCATTGATCACCTTCTTTGTAGTGCCTCATATTGAAGTTTTCACGCATTCTTTTGTTTTCATATTTAGCTACAGACTCATGCTGTATTCTTAACAGGTCTTCTCTGTTCATTAGTCTCTCCAGTTTTCATTAGTTTTGATTGTCAAAAGCCCAACTGCTAGATAACTTTCTGCTAGTTGGGCTTTAGGTAGTTTTAGATGTCTACTAGGTCACAGACGCCGCCAGTACAGGCCAGTGTTTGTGAGCCTTTGGTAGTGTCTTCAGCTTCAAACTCTGACAGCTTTGACCAGTCGATTGCATCAGGCATAGCAAACAGTGCGGCTTCATACTGCTCTTCATCTATGTCCTGATAAGGTGCTTGTTCGTAGGTATGTTCAAACCTAGGTAGGAAGCTAACCCCAGACATTTCATCGAAGTGCTTATAGACATACGCGCCAACTTCAGCCCATTCATCATCCCCGACTGAAACAGTCACAGATGGCTTATGGCAAGTGTAGTGACGTTGGTACATCAGCCACATGTCCAGCTGTTCAATCGCTGTCATATCATGACGTGTGACTGAGCCTACTGGTGCTTTCATCGGGAAGCTAAAGATAGTCGTTTGCTCTGGCTTCATAACGCAAGGTTCTGATGGTATTCCTTGAGCAGTCAGGAACTGCGTAAGTGGGTCTTTGTTGTCACCCCTTACTGTCCTGATGTAGTAGTCAGAGTGTCTCGCATGAATCCCACTACTGCTATCTACTAAAGAACTAACAGTCCCACTTGGCTTGACCGCAGTAACTGCCGCCGCCTTGTTGATGCCTAGTTCTTTTGCGTAATACTCATTGATGTCCACAGCAACCTGACGCCACTTAGTGAGCCTTTCTTCAAGACCAGCTTCCTTACCATTTGTCAGCGTACAGTCCATGATGCCTGTCATACTCACGCCAAGCAATGCCTCACGTTCAGTATTTTTCTTCCAGCAATCACGTAGGTACGGGAAGTGAGTTAAGGTCGCTTGGATTGTACCCAAGATAGCCGCAAGACGTAACTTGTTAGCGATGTCGCCTTCAGTATCTGTGGCTCTGATAACAGCTTCTGTAAGGTTGCAGAATTGACCACCAGTTCCAACGATACCTCTGGTCTTAGTCTCGCCTTCAGCATCGGTATATTCCTCAAGCTGTTGCCCAAGTAACACGATTTCCGAACATGGATTCGTGCCGAACTCCCACATGTGATCTCTGATGCCTTCACGTTTAGCTTTGTCTCTCGCCGCCTGTCTGTTGAAGATACCACGTTCACCAGAACCAGAGGCCGCTAGTGATGCCCATTCCTTCATGAAGTCTACACCGCTGGGCTTGCTTTCGAATGCCACTGAGTTGTTAGCAAGAGCATGGTGTGGGTTGTCGATGTACCACTCGCCAGACTTAGCTGTCCTCATCTCATCGTCCGATAGATCACTTAGGCTGATCATCGCTGAACGACGCACTCCACCGACGATGACTATAGAGCCTATCATACACATGATGCTGTGAACATCCAAAGGCGATAGTTTTTTGCGTTGCTTTTTCTTGAAGATTTCAATTGTGTGCTCGAACAGTTCAACTAGAGGCTGTGCACCTGATGCTCTTCCACCGAATGTTTCCAAACGTGCACCAGCTGGTCTAACTTTAGACGTGTCCCAAGATGGTATTCTTCCAGCATACAGTTCAGAGATTAGTTCTCTATAGGCAGACGCCCAGCCCTCTTTGCTGTCTTCTACTTCAATTAAGCAAACACCAGCTGTAAGTCTGGGTACTAATGGAAGGCTGTTTACATACTTCTGCTCAACTGAGAAGCCTACACCAGTTCCACAAAGGAGAATGAACAACACCTCATCAAAACAGCGAACGTGGTCGATGGGTGTGTACGAGCAATTATATCCGCTTGTATTGTCTCTCGCTAAAGCCTTACCAGCTGTCATCAATGACCTCATAGATGGCATCACATCAAGGTTTAAGATTGCCTCTTCTATTTCACTGGCAACATGCTCATGAATGCGCGGCCTAACCACGTTGTCCATGTAACGCGAGACAGTTTCAGTCCAGCTTTCACGCCTTCCCTCTTCCTCTATCCAACGTGCATAACGGCTGGTGTGGATGAATGCTTGGTAATCGGTTGGTAATAAATTATTCATGGTGTTTCTTCTTTTTCTTCAATGAGGGTGATGAGGCGATCCAAGTACCAACGGCACTTCTTTAAATCTTCCACGGGTTTCTTTTTGTAAGGCCAACGCCAAAGGTACTTGAAAGCATTCTGCCAGAGGTAGGCATTGTGACCCCAAACCAGTGAGCCATCAGCCATCGCTTGCATGGCCTCAATGCACTCGATTGACCCAGTGTTGTAATGCGGTGGTTTGTTGACGACATCTATCTTGATGGTTTCCATAATATGACCTCTCCTTTTTCATCGTCCCAGTCTGAGCAACGCAGAATGCGAGCCATACGAGCCTGTGTCAGCGCGTAGTCAGCTGTTAGATTTTCTTTTTGATATTGATTGACGACAGCATCCCAAGTTGGGCGGTTGCCTAGTATTTTTTCGGCTGTCTTAATGCCTACTTTCGGACACCCACCATAACCATCGGTCATGTCACCCATGAGGGCTTGGATGAGGAAGTTCTTATTGGCTTCCATGTCACTGATAACCAGACGTTCATTCGCCTGTGGCCTAAATAGGCGACAGGGGATTGTCTTCATGTCCTTGTCATCGCTGACAATGATGGCCTCAGTGTTTGGCATAGAGCCTAGGATGCCCATGACATCATCAGCCTCTAAGCAGTCCACAAGAATGCTCTCGTATTCTGCCATCGCCCACTCAACGAGTGCTTTGTACCCAACGGGCTTTCGGACTTTCTTTCGTCCACCCTTGTACGTGTCTAGTATCTCCTTACGGAAATTGTTTTGACCAGAGATTGTTAAGACTACATCTTTGACAACTAACTCTTTCTTGAAACCATCTATTGTTGATTTGAAAAGTTTCTTTGCGGCCTTGAGGTCGCTTGATAACGACCATATGTCATCTCCCCAGTCGATCTCTTCCTCAACCGCAACTGCGGCTTTAAATAGGAATAAGTCCCCATCAATGATGAGTGTGGGTTTTGTAAATGACTTCTTTAAGTGTACTGCTGATTTCTTCATGAATATCCTGTCCATCTGGGGTCACGAACCAACGATTGCCCCAGCTATCTTCATCTATTTGTGTGGTGATGAAGCCCTCACTTGCCGCAATGGCAACGTGAAGTGCTCCAACTCTTGCGAAGTCACTTTTAACAGTGAACGGCTTTCGCCAACCTCGATCTATGATTACAAAAAGAAGTATTAAGTTCTCTAAGTATTCACTCTTCTCAATGCGTGTCAGCCCAAGTTCTTCCCACGGAATATTCTGCCGCAGTGGTAATGTTAAGTCCGAGAGCAACCCCAGCTTCTTGTGCCATTCTTCCAGCGATACACCCGACTTCATCGGCTATCTCCTTTGTTTTGCAAGCGATCTGCATTTCGTCATGGATCATGCCCATTATGAAAGCGTCCTCGCCATATTTTGATTTGATTGTGTCGTAGGTCATCATGAGCCACTGTTTCGCCACTATCGCCCCAGCTGACTGAAGTAATTGTGAGAGGCAACGATGCTCCGATCTGACCCTTAATTTGCGCCCATCCAAACCTTTGATGTAGCCCCTTGAAGCCGCTGTCTTTAGGTTCTTCTTTAAAGTAGCAAACGCTGGGACATTCTTATCGAAGTTGTCCTTGAGTTGTTTGCCCCTCTTAGCACCACCGCCAGCGATAGCCCCAATCAACTGATCACCTCCACCATAAAGCGTGGAGTAGAGCCAGCGTTTCGAGAGATCACGGCTGGCAAGCCCAGTCATTTTCTGGTTGTAGCTGTGTATGTCACCATCCACGACTACCCTCGCATACTCACCTCCATCATAAGGATGTAAGTAAGAAGCCATCAGGCGAATTTCGATTCCAGAAAGGTCAGTACCGCAGATGACCCAGCCCTTTGGTGCTGTGAATAGTTCACGGCATTCTTTTCCATAGGGTGAGTTAGCAGACGGAATTTGTTGCAGATTCGGAGATGTTGCTGTCATTCTCGAACTGACACATCCA